AAACACAAACTGATCAAACAAACCAAAGGTCGCAAGTTAAAAAAGAAACCAAGGAAAGCACCGCAACAACGGAAAGCAATCGACCTGATACGTTCAGGCGAGTTACCAGGAATAGAAAGGAGAAAATAAATATGGCAAGCAAAACAGAAGTTATCCGAGTCCGCGTAACGCGTGAAAACGCGGCAAGCATTCGTGCATTAGCAAAGGCACAACAACGTCCCTTCGCAAACGCAATCAACGTCATCCTATCCGACTATTTCGCAACAAAAGGAAAATAAACAGATGCCAAAGATTAAAGTCATGTGGATGGAATTTGAAACCAAAGAGGCAGCAATACACTGGTTGGAGGTAGGACTCCGACTCAACAAATCGCCAGCAGAGAGAAAAGAACTGATGAAAGAATACATTAAACTGAAAGGAACCAAGAGCAAATGAAAGTCAAAGCAACAACCGACCTAACCAAGTACGGGTTCAAGAAAGACCAATACGGAGTATGGGAATATTTTATTGATGATTATTCAGGCAAAGGCAAAGACAAGAACAACCCGGTCCAAATTGCAATTATTATCTTTAACGACCGAGAACTTTGCATTAACGTCAACAACGACCACGTCCAGGCAATCTATGATAACCCGGAAGATGTCGCAAGCGAATACACCATGGAGGAAACGTTCCAGATCCCAGATGTTATCCTAAAACTTATCAAGGATGACCAAATAGAACCCAACATCCAGGAAGCATAGTGGCAGCAGGATACCGAGTGCCAAATCCCCCCAAAGTGTGGAGGGTTGCTCTCGTTGGAGACGCAGGTTTGAATACTACCCCCCCTGTTTTAACTTCTTTATTATATTCTTTCTTTATAGAGAGTTTAAGAAAAAGTATTCAAACTATAAACAACCATACGCAAAAAGCGTCACAGACGCAGAAAAAGGAGTGAACACTTAATGAAAGTTGTGAACCTAAGTATAAACGCCATAACACCATACGACAAGAACCCGCGGAAAAACAGGGACGCAATCGGACCAGTCGCGGAATCCATCAAGCAGTTCGGGTTCCAAGTTCCAATTATTGTGGACAAGAACAAAATCATCATCGCCGGACACACCAGATACCAGGCAGCAAAGAAACTTGGACTGACCGAAGTCCCATGCGTTATCGCGGATGAACTTACCCCGGACCAAGTGAAGGCGTTCCGGATAGCAGACAACAAGGTGGCAGAAATAGCAACCTGGGACGAATCGCTCCTCGCAGAACAACTCGAGGAACTTAAAGACCTCTTCCAATGGGACAAGTTAGGACTCGACCTCGATGAATACCTCCCATACAACGACGTGAAAGAGGATGACTTTGATGTCGCGGGAGAATTAGAAAACATCGTCATCCCAAACGCCAAACCCGGTGACATTTACGAATTAGGCAGACACCGCCTGATGTGTGGAGATAGCACCATCGCGGAACAAGTCGCGGAACTGATGAACGGGCAGGAGGCGGATTTGGTCCTTACGGATCCACCATACAACGTGAACTACGGAACCAAGAACGCATACAACCCGGAAAAGTACACAGACCGGACCATCATGAACGATTACATGCCGGAGCAAAAATTCATCGAATTCTTATCGGATGCATTTATTAACTTTGCAACCCACATGAAAGCGGGAGCGGCGTTTTACGTATTCCACGCAAGCATTAGTGTCCTCGAATTTGAAACCGCACTCCGGACCGCACAATTAAGAACCCGGCAGCAACTTATTTGGGTCAAGGACTCGCTCGTGTTGGGTCGCCAGGATTACCAATGGAAACACGAACCGATCCTGTACGGATGGAAAGAAGGTGCCGCCCATTCATTCGCAGATGACCGGACCAACACCACAATCCTCTGGGACAAACCAATCAACACAAACTCACTGACCAAGGACGAAATGAAACAAATGCTCGACGACATTTACAGCACCAAACTCTCAAAGACAATCTTCTACCACGACAGACCAAAACGCTCCGATGAACACCCAACGATGAAACCCATCCTGCTCCTGGTCCCGATGATTAAGAACAGCACCAATTACGGACAACTCGTGGTCGATTTCTTTGGCGGTTCCGGATCCACGCTTATCGCAAGCGAACAAACCGGGAGAACCTGCCACATGATGGAATTAGACCCAAAGTTTGTAGATGTTATAATTAAGCGATGGGAAACACTAACAGGACAAAAAGCAAAATTAATCAAAAAAGGAGAGCAAAAAAATGATTAAAAAGAAACCCGCCCCAGAATTCCTCGTGGTTTACGAAGACGAATGGAACAACAAGGAATCATACAGAACCAAGCAAATTGGAACAACAATCGAAAAGATATGCAAGGACTTTGCAATTATTGTGGACTACGACAAAAGCAAATACAACAGCAAAGACCCATACGACAAAGGAACCTTCGGTCCCGGTTTTTACGACCTGGACTGCAGCAGAACAGCAGATGGCGATGGAGTACTCGAAGACGAATACGCAGGAAGGATCATGATTTTTGGATTATGAAAAAATTATTTAGCACAGAACAAGTAAGCAAATTTCACCCAGACAAGTACGCAGACCAAATAAGCGATGCCGTCTTAACCGCCGCATTGAAAGCAGACCCAACCTCCCGGGTCGCATGCGAAACCATGGTCAAGGACAACACAATCGTCCTGGCAGGAGAAATAACCACTAAAGCATTCCTGGATTACGAAGCAATCGCCAAACGAGTCGCCAAGAAACTCGGATACAAAGTGGACAAAGTCATCAACCTCCTGGGCGTTCAAAGTCCGCAGATTTCAGCAGCGGTCAACAAGAACGGAGCAGGCGACCAAGGGATGATGTTTGGGTACGCAACCCGGGAAACAGCAAGCAAACTGCCCCTGGGATTTGATTTGGCAAACCGCGTCATCAAAACCCTGGAACACGATGTGGATTACAACATGACCTCCCCACTCAAAGGCGATGCCAAGACCCAAGTCACGATAGACCTGGAAACAGGCGAAGTTGACACGCTCCTGATTTCTGCATGCCACCAAGAATCGGCATCGTTAGAAGAAGTCCGCAAGCACATAACCAAACTCTTCCCGGAATTCAAGTCGCAACTTTTAATCAACCCAGCAGGCAGATGGACCATTGGCGGACCAACCGCGGACTCCGGACTTACAGGCAGAAAGATCGTCTGTGATCAATACGGAGGGTACAAACCTGTGGGCGGTGGTGCTTTCTCGGGCAAAGACCCAAGCAAAGTAGACCGCAGCGGAGCATACATGGCACGACAAATCGCCCTGGACCTCCTGGAAGCGATGCCACAAATTGAATGGGCGGAAGTCCAACTCGCATACGCCATCGGAGTAGCAGAACCGGTCAGCATTTACGTGGTCACAAACAACCGGGATGAAAATTACACAGAATGGGTGAAAAGTCATTACGACTTAACCCCAAAAGGAATGATTAACCACCTTAACCTTTTGAACCTGGACTACGAAAAACTTGCAGAAGGTTGCCATTTCTATTACAATAAAATCAAGGCAAAATAATGAGCAACCCAAAATTGGAACAAGTCAAAGTGAAAATGGGTCCACCATTTAAGGAGTTTGATCCTCAACTTTTTGAGAATCTATGCTCTATTTTCTGCACACAGACGGAAATCTGCGAAATATTAAACGCAGATTATAAAACAATCCAAAGTTGGGTAGAGCGACATTATGGCGATACTTATTCCAATGTATATAAAAAGAATATGGGAAAAGGCAAAATGTCCCTCCGCAGAGCACAATTAAAAATGGCACAGACCAACCCCACCATGGCAATTTGGTTGGGTAAGCAGTTCCTGAACCAACTCGACAAGGTGGAGGAACAGATTACAGGCAGCGTCATCATTAGGAACGAAGTCCCAAGCGGCGACACCGATGCATCACTTAATCCAATTAAACCAGAACCAACAAGTCAAGACCCGGAACCAGAACCAGTGGTCACAGCAGAACCACCAGCAGAACCGACCAAGGAATAACAAATGGCAAACGAGCAACCCGACAAAGAAATAGACATTGCCCAACTTATTGGCAAAGGATACGGGAACTTTTGGAACTTTAAAGGCAGATACCGAGTGGTTGTAGGTTCCAGAAACAGCAAGAAATCTGTAGTCGCCCTCGGTTACCGACCGATTATGGACATTTTGGAAAACCAGAACAATAACGTCCTGGTTATCCGACAAGTGGACAAAGACAACCGGCAATCAACCTACGCCAACATTCTCAAGTGGATGGAAAAAATGGGAGTCGCCCAACTTTTCAAGGTTCGGGAAACCACCATGGAAATCATCTACAAGAAAACCGGGCAGAAGATATTCTTCCGAGGATTAAACAACCCGACAAGTTTGACCTCGGTAACCACAACCCAGGGAATCCTGTCCAAGGTTTACATCGAAGAAGCATACGAAATCAAAAACTATGACGACTTTCGCAAGTTAGACGGATCCATCCGCGGCATCGTTCCACCCGGAGTCACGCTCCAGATTACCCTGGTCTTAAACCCATGGTCAATTGACACGTGGATATACGAGGAGTTTTTCAAAGGCAACCTGGAGGGAGATTACGGGTACTTACAAAACCACTCAAAAATGGAATTCATGGACCCGGAATGGCGAGGTAAAGGATTTGGCAAAGGACTCTACCTGGTCCACAACAACTACAAAATAAACGAATGGCGTGATCCCGAATACGATCTCTCGATGGACGAACTCCACAGGAGAGCACCGGAGATTTACAAAGTCGAAGGACTTGGCATGTTTGGAAACGCCCGCGGCAGCACTTATCCAGAATTTAGCGATAAACTCGTGATAAGTCGTGGTCAAGCGAATACAATGGAGTATAGCGATTACCAAATTGGCATCGATACAGGACTCTCCCGGGAAGGCAAGGTTAACAAGTCGGGCGAGGTTGGATCCGCAACCACGATGGAACTGATCGGACAAACCTCGGATTATAAGAAATTCGTAGCACTCCAGGAATACTTTTGGAGCAACCAAAACACTAACTCGCCAAAGACAGCAACCAAGATACAAGAAGAAATTGTAGACACCTTAATCGAGTGGCGGAACCTTTACCGACCGCAACCAGTCCTGATGAAAGGAATTACCTGGGTGTGGGTCGATAACGCAGATATCGCATTCAGGGACGGATTAACCCTGGTCGCAAGACAAAAGGGACTGAATAACGTCCGCTTTGAACCAAGCACAAAGACCCCGATACACAACCGGGTAGGATTTGAATGCCGCCTGATGGCGTTTGACGATTTCTTATTTAGCGAAGCATGCCCAAACCTGATACGAGAAATCAAAGTAAGCAGAAAAGGCGAAAAAGGCGAAATGAGAGCAGATGGAAATGACCACGCAATCAACGCACACGAATACGCCTGGACCCCAATGAGAACCCGAGTGGTGCGATGGAAGGACTTTAAAGAGCATTAAAAACATGCTACAATTTAAAAACAAAGGAAATTAAACCATGGCAAAATACTCAAAAAGATACAGCAACACACGCGTAACACGCAACCGGGACCTGTACATTAACAACACAGAAAACATCCGGAGAAGCAAAACAGAAGAATACCTTATCTGGTACATTGGCGACAGCGATGAATTATTAAACCATTTCACAAAAAGCAGAATCATCGAACAAGCAGAAGAACCCATCTACAACCGAAACAAGCGGGACTACTTCTGGACAGCAGTAAGCGAAGAAGAAGGCATCAAACGATCCCATAGCGGGATACCACGTGCTATTGTGGAAACACTCGTCAATGCCATCGGATCCCCAAACATTACCGCAGAAAACCCAGAACTCGACAAGCGAATCAAAGACATCGTGGATGAAAACGACTTGCTCACAATTCTCAACCAGGAACAAACCCCGATGACACTCGTAACGGGACATGGTGCGTTTAAAATTAACATCGACCCAGAATTATCAAACAAACCAATTATTACTTACTACGATGCACGTAACGTCAAATTTGAAACAAAAACACGCAGAATTATCAAAGTAAGATTTTATGATTATTTCACAGAAGATAACAAAGCGTACTGCTTAGTCGACTGCCGCTACCGAGAAAACGGAAATAGCGTCATCACTTACAAATTATACGAATTACCATACAAAGACGCTCCGGAATTTGAAATTGAAGAAAACGAAATCTCACTCGAATCATTAGAACAAACCAAGGACTTAAAAGATATTCAATTCACAGGAGTGGATGAAATGCTCGCGGTTCCTTGTGTTTTCTTTAAGGACCAAATCCACGATGAATACGGGCGGTCAATTTTTACAGGCAAGGTGGACTTATTTGACGACCTGGACCAAGCGTTATCACAATCCGCAAACGTGGTCCGCAAATCAACCCCGGTCGAATATTACCCAATGGACCTGATCGAAACCAAAAGCACAGGCGAACGCAAACCGCCAACCCGATATGACAGAACCTACGTGAACTTCCCCTCGGGTCGTTCAGGCGAAGGCGACATCACGTCCCAAATTCAAACCACACAACCAAATCTTAATTTTTCACAATACGACCAGGAAGCAATTTCAATCTTAAACATGATCCTAACAGGCGTGCTGTCCCCGGCAACGATGGGCATAGACCTCGCCAAAAAAGACAACGCGGATGCACAGCGGGAAAAAGAAAAGGTCACGATTATGACCCGGAACAACATCATCCTCAAGCAAAAGCGAATCTTACAAAAACTGATTAAACTTACACTTTTGGTCGAGGATTACATCAACAACCCGCAAGTCGCCAAGTTTGAAAACTACACAGACATAAGCGTGGACTTCGATGAATTCGCGAACCCAACATTTGAAAACCAATTATCAGTCCTTGGATCCGCACTGCAATCAGGCAGCATTAGCATAGATCGATACATCGAACTACTTTGGTCGGACACCTTAAGCGAACAAGAAAAGCAAAAAGAAAAGGAATACGTGGAAGGTTTTATGAACAAAGGCATGACCGACCCATTCGGGCAACCTTTACCAGGCGGCGAAGCACCAGTGTCCCCAGATTTAGCGGCACAATTAGGACTTGGACAACCAGCACCTGAAGCAGCAGAACCAGACGAAACACTACCACAACCAGAAATTAAATAATGAAAAAAGACCTCCTGGAGGACATGGCACTCGAAATAGGGTATCAATACGCACTCTTCGAGCGTAAGATTTTATCCCTGTCCGCAAAGACCATGCTGGAGGCAATTAAGCAAAGACGACAAGGCGGGACATTTCTCGACTTTCAAAACCTGCTGCTCGGGAGATTAAGAAAACAACTCGACTACCAAAAAAAAGTAGCAGATGCACTTATTCGCGGCATGCTTATCAAAACCATGGTCCTGAACGAAAAACTCGCACAGGGATACACCGAGAAAGACCTGGCGGAAGAATTAGCAGAACTACAAAGCAAACGCACAAAAAGTGTGGAATTAAGCGAAGCAAGCATAAAGTCGCTCCGTAGAATGCTGGAATTAAACGATGCGACAACCCAGGCAGCAATTCGCGAAGGCATGCGTTCACATTCCGCAGCAATAAACCTCCTTGCCAGGGATCCACGCATACGCGGGACTTTTACAATTAAAGACACCACATCGGAAAAGTACGGACCAGCATACGACATAGCAAACATAGAAAAAGCAATAGTCAACAACCTGCAAGTACGACTTAACGAAGGCATACCCATCGTAGTCCAAAACACCTCCTACAAATTCAAAGTGTGGGCAGAAAGAAACGTCCGGACCCAGATGAATCAGCAATCGCTCGAAGTTTTAAGTTATTTTGGGCAGCAAGCAGGCGTGGTTTTTTATTTATGCTCGTCCCTGCAAGATTGTGCGGATGACCACGCAGATTGGCAAGGCAAGATTTACGTAGTCGAGAATTGGCAAAAAATAGCAAGACCTGAATACCACACAGCGATCCAAAACGCGATCCAAGAAAAAGACATCAAAGGTTTTTATTGGGCAACCAAATGGGAAAACGGATCCCAAGAAGGACCAGCACTGACCACCAGACCCAACTGCCGCCACGTGATGAAACCAATGCCAATCACGCAAGTTGTGAACAAAACCGAAGAAGAAATGCTCCAGGAACAACGCATGAAACGCGGAACTTACGATGAAAAGAAATATAAAGATTTACAAGAACAACGCAATAATGAAAGAAACATCCGCAAGATAAAATCACGTGTGGACGAATACCAGGACCAAATAGACAACGCCAAAACACCAGAAGCAAAACAATTATTGCAGCAAAAGATAAATCGTGATAAGATTAAACTATCTCAATGGCAGGCAACTCAAACCAAATTGGTTAATAGTCGCCAGCACCTGATACGGGACCCACGCAGAGAAACCGTCAAAATAATAGTGAACGACCTCGGCGTGAGATACCAAATTAAGGGACTTGAGAACCTGTAACCTGGCACAGAAAGACCAGGGAGAAAGAACTCCATAGCGAGGAAAACATAATGGAAGATAACAAGAACTTGGGTGGCATTCCAGCATCCAGCGGCACGCCAACAGCAACCGCGAAACCAGCAACCAGCACAAACACAGCACCAAAGGCAACATTGCCAGCGGGAAACAACACGCCAAAGGCACCAGTAAAACCTGTGGCAAACTCGGCACCGGTAAGACCAACGGGAGTCGCACCTCAACCACAACGTCCTGTGGATCCAAAGACGCAATTAAGACAACGAATCCTTAATAGCATCGTCCAACGCAGGGTGGGAGAAACCAAGCAAAGCATCTACAACCAACTTGGAGTGAAAAGCGAACAAGAATTAAACTCACTCTTAAACAAGGTCAAGGGATACGAAGAATTAAATGGCAAGTTTTATGCCATCAATACTGAACTATCTACCCTTAAAGCAGAAAAGGTTGCAGCAGCAAGCGGAGTCAGAAACGAAAAAGTCGATGATTTATTAACTTACCTCAAGGGAAAAGGTCTTGAATTCACGCCGGAAAACATCCAACAAGCGGCACAAGGACACCCTGAATGGTTAGCACAACAAGAAGCGGTCAAACCAGCAACGATCGGTAAAGTCGGGCAACAACAACAACCCACAACCTCCGATATTGAAAAAGCAAGAAACCTCTTCCCATCATTACGCACAAATAAAAAATAGTGTTATAATCAAAAAAAAGGAGATTAAATAACATGCCAAAACCAACATACAACAACGCAGCGATAAACCCACAAAACACTGAAGTCATTTCAGGAAACGAAGGCAACGAAATCAACCCACAACAAAAACAAGGTGGCGATTTAGAAGCACGCATCGCAGCATTAGAAGCAAAAATTGCAGAATTAGAAACCAAACTCGGTGCAGCACCAGCGGCAAAACCAGGACAAGAAGAAGGACTCGAAGAAGCAAGAGCATTATTTCCATCTTTAAATAAGTAGACACACGTGGAAACATGTGGTAATATTATTTTAAGGAGAAAACATTATGGCATTTATAGCAGGTAAAGGATTTGCTATCCTAAATAGCAAAGCAGAAAAAGGCGACCAAAAGGCGAAAGATTTACTCGCCAAATTAAACACCATCGACCAAGACGAGGCAGATCGTCTCTTCTCGGAAATCCTCGGCAAAGGCGGAGGCGGTGGATCCAAAAGCAAGAAAACAAAAGCACCAGGTGCGTCAGCAACTGACGGACAAGGAGAAATTACCGAAGGGGCAGGCGAACAAGCACCCACAGGTAAAGCAGCACCCAAAGCAAAAGGGGAAGCACCAATCGCTGCTCCAGCAGAACCTACGGGCGAAGTAAAACCAAAAGGCAAAAACTATCAACTTGAAATAGATGATTTAAGTGATAAACTTTCAGAAGTACGCCAAGGTCGTATGGATGGCGATGCTGATGAAATTAGAGCAAGAATTAAAGAATTAAAAGGCAAGAAAAAAGCACAAGGCAAAGCAGAACCAAAAGGCAAAGTCACACCAAAAACAGAAGCACCAGCAGGACAAGCAGTACCAAAGACACGTCAAGAATTACAAAAAACATTAAACGACTTTGGCATTCCAACAAACGAATACGTCACCAAAGCGGCAGAATTAGACAAAGCAGGCATTAAGGATGATAAACAATTTATCTCCGAAATGCTTAAACTTACCGAAAACAAAGAACCGCTAAAAAGAGGCGGAAAGAACGCGAAGGCATTCGTTCAAAAATTCACACAGGATAAACCATACTTCCAGGACGAATACCAACAAGAAGAAATCGGCACCGCTTACGAACTGCTCAACGGAGATGAACGATTAACCGAAGCAGCGGCAGTAGCAGGTTCACAATTTCAAGTCAGTCCATCATTTATTAAAGACAACAAACTTGTGGTCCCTTACGGGGAGGGCGATTTTGAATTTGCCGAAGGCGACTATTTCACACAGGATAGAAAAAATCGACTGAACATTATCGACCTTGACAAATTCGCACAATCGCAAGGCATTGGTGGCGGAGGTTCTCAAGCACCGGCACAACAAGAAGCAGAAAGCAACGTACCATCACAATTTAAAGACGGAAACGATGCGGCAAAGTTTGGCGTTTTTATGTCTGTAAAAGATGCCATCGATGACGACCTTGACTTTGATGAAAACGAAATAAAACAAATAGCAAATGAATATGGCGTAAGCACAAAAGAAGTAAGTCAAATAATTCGTGGTTATCAAAAGCGAAAACAAGGCGGAACCACAATCGACACAGCAGGAGCGAACGTGCAACCTGCGGGAGCGTTTGGCGACATCGAACCAGAAACGCAACAACTCGCGGGAATTGGTCCTATCGAAAAATTACAATACAAAAACCCAGAAAACGCTGAAGGATTTAAAAAAGAAATGTCTGCATTAGTGGATAGAATTAAAAATTTAAGACCACTAACAGAAGAAGACGCAGAACAACTTGGTCTTGCGTATGATTTAACTCCAGATGAAATAGACAAAGCGATGCGAGAAATTGGTGCAAAAGAAAAAGCAGCAACACCAGACAAGCAACAAGCACGTCAACGTATCGACAGCATTATGCAAGAAGGTCGCGGTGGCATTAGTTTAGAAGAAGCAGAACAACTCTCCGAAGAATTTGGAATTCCTGTGGACGGAATTCGTGCATTAGAAACACAATCACAAATCGAAATCCCCTTCCCGGCACCGGACCAAGGCGAAGCAATTCCAGCAGATCAAGATTTTGATGCTCAAGGCAACCCACTCGGTAACCCAGGACAAACTGATGAAGAACGTGACGCACCATTTGAACAAGCACCAAACGAAGAAACGCAAAGACAAGTTGCAGCATTAGATAGAGAAATTGAAAGAATAAGAAATACGCAATACCGAAACCCAGATGATGCAAAAAACTTTGTAGATGATATAACAAACTATGAAAGTGACGGAAGAGCACTAACAGAAAGTGAATTTAATTACTACGCATCACAAAACAACCTCTCAAAAGATGAAGCAGAAAAAGCATACCAAGAATATGGCGACAAAAAATATGACAATAAACCATACTCATTTGACGAACAAGCACCGGCACAAGAAAACTTTACCCCGGATGAACAAAACCGCCAAGAATTCGAAGCAATCGAATCTGCCACAACTAAAATAAACGAACTTAAAAAACAAGGCAGAATTAGCAACGAAGAAGCAGAACAAGTTGCTCGTGAATTTAGAATTCCAGTCGCGGATGTGCTTGACATTATTGGCGACCAAGATGCACAACCAGCAGCAGAAAACAAATCGATATTCAGTGGCACACCAGAAAAAGAATTGTTTGCTTCCTCAAATCAACAATCACAAACTGACGCAGAACGTGATGCACCATTTGAGGCAGCGGATCCCAACAACCTGACACCAGATGAATTTGACAGGATGGACTTTGAAGCAGGAGAAGGACTTGAAAACTTAGGTGCTCAAGGATATAACGAACTAATCAAAGAAATAAAATTTAATCCAACTATTATAAGAGAAGATGAAATTAATAAGGTTGCACAAAAACTGCAACTTGAAGGAAAGACCCCGGAACAACTTACACAAATTAGAGATGGCGTAGTAAGATCGTGGCAAGAAACATCGCAACGCGGAGCAAATATGAACGCAAGAGCGGCGATGTCGGCAATCACAGCGGCAATTGATAGTTACATTATGGGCAGCAATAAAAATAAAGCAGCAGCGAAACCCGCTCAAGCACAATCACAGATTAAACAAACCGTCAAGGCAAACGCACAACAAGCAACGCCACAGGCACCGGCAAAAGCAGCAGCACAACCACAGCAACAACAAGGAACCGCAGCAAAACCAGACAGGAAAAAATTAGAGGCAGCAGCGGCAGACCTTGGTGTGGACGCAAACTTACTTGAGGGTTTATTAGAACTCCTCAAAAAAGTGAGGTAAGTTATAGAATAGAAATTATGCTATAATGAAAGGCAGAGCGGGAACACGAAAGGGTATTGACAAAAATACCAGAGCAATATAAAATAATTTCAAAGGAGAAATTAAAATGCCAAACAACATCCAACTTATCCAGAAGTACTCGCCAGAAATCTTGGACGAAATATTCCAAGCAAACGCAGTGACCTCAGTGTTAGAACGCGGGGAAACCTTATCGTTCGTTAACGCTAAGACGGTCAAAATCCCATCCATTCAATTGGACGGATTAGGAGATTATACTCGTGCTAACGCAGCAGGGTATGGTTACTCCGCAGGTAACGTTGACTTTACCTGGGAAATTCACACTTTATCCAAAGACCGCAGTAAGCAATTCTTACTCGACACCATGGACGAAGAAGAAGCACAACTCCAAACGGGAACCATCGTGGACCAATTCATCCGCACTAAAGAAGTCCCAGAAGTTGACGCTTATCGCTTATCAAAACTTTATGACTCTGCTTACCCAGACCAAAGAGTCAGCGAAACTATCTCCGCCAATACGATCATCGGTAAATTTAACGATGCATTTAAAGTGTTCGCAGATTTAGAAATTCCAGAAGATGAACAAATCCTCTTCGTTAGCAATCAAGTGTTTTTATTAATTAGAAACACGACTGAATTGACAAAGAAGATTTATCAAGAAGATTATCGCAACCCTTCTGGTTTAACCTTTACGGTCACCAAGTATGAAGGTCGCCCAATCATCCCAGTCCCAAAACAACGCTTCTACACTGCTTATACTTTCGGTGCTAATGGTTTCTTCCCAACCTCAACCGCAAAAGAATTGAACTTCTTATTGGTTCATTTCAATGCTGCGTTACCAGTTAAGAAACACGAATTATTAAAAATCTTTGGTCCAGATGCAGTCCAAGATTTTGATGGATACAAAATCAACCACAGATTATACCACGACATCTTCACCCCGAAAAATAAACGCGTTGCGATTTATGCCTCGGTCAGTGCTGTCGATGCGGTCTTACCAGTGGTCAAGTTTACCAGCGTAGCAGGTGGAACAACCAACGGAACGATTATCGATAATGTCTATACCTCCGGCGTACGCGGAACCATTAAATACTTACTCTCCTCAACCGCTGTCGGTTCATTATCATTACCTGCTGCAGGTGCATCGTTATCATCCTATACCAACTTGGTCGAAGGTGCGGAAATCGCAGCATCAACCAATGTCACGATTATCGTAGCGGTCGCAGACGCAAGCGGAAACGCAATCGCTGCCGGCAAGTTAACCTTAGTCAAAAAAGCATAATTAATTTAATAAATTAATTGCTATACAAAGAACCAGGAACTCCCCCTCCTGGTTTTTTTATTTAAGTAACAACCTCTACACAACGAATCAAAAATGCATTATAATAAAAAGATAGGAGAAAAATAAAATGCCAACATACGTAACAAAAGACCTATATCGTGAATTTAGCGGAATCGATCTTGGGTTAGAACTCCGCGATTTGGATGACACCAGCAACAAAGTAAACATATTTATAAACTCAATTGAGAATTGGTGCGAAACATTCCTCGCTTATTCCAGCACCCGGGAACTTAAACTCGATGAAATGAACGCAACGCAACTCGCACACTTTAAGCGTGGAATTATGTACCAGATCCAATGGGTACTAAGAAATGGCGACATTTCAAACGACAGCGGATACAATCCAGAACAAGGACCTGTTGTGGACGTTTCGTACTTAAAAAAGATATCGCTCTCGCCAAACGCACAAATGGAATTTAACCTTGCCGGCGTATTAAGCAGAAAGGTAAGAACCGCATATGGGTATCGATATCCGTTCTTCTAATAGGACGCGATTTATTCGCTGCACTTATTACTCAAACAAAAACACCAAGCAAGAAATCTTGCAAAGGGACGCAAACAAACTTGGCATTTTTTACGCAGATGAACAAGGCGGAATCAGTAACACCAAGCAGGACATCGGCGGGTTCGTTCGCAGGGACGTGAACAGCGTCACGCTCGTGACCGAAGATGATGCAGACCTGAAAGCAGATTATTGGGTAGAATTTGATGGCGAACTTTATATCGTGACATCGGTGCAAAAAATAGACGTTACAAAGACCAGACAATACTCAACCAGACCGCAAGAAAAAAGAATTATACAATTAAGGAAATAACATGGCACTTGAAAGAACAGGCGATGATAAAGTATACGAGGCGGCAGTTTTCAGCGACAAACTGATAAACCTTTTATACGCAACCCTCGTCATGATCGCTCCCAAGGACACAGAAAACATGCGGAGCAATATTAAACTTTATTATTATGGAGCGTGGGGTAGCGAAGTTCTGGCAAAGATCGTTATATCGCCAGGAGTCCCATACGCCAGAAAAACAAACGAATGGAACTACCCAAACCAAGTAAGAGCAGACGGAAAACCAAGTAAGCAATACTACAACTACCTATGGGTTGACAGAACCATCCGGACCACCTGCGACATTATCGCAGAGGCAGAAGGCGGATCCGTAACAGGTGGCGTAATAGGAACAGGGAGATAACCAATGTCAGTAGTTATCAAAGAATACAAAGCATACCTGCAGGAGCAACTTAACTCGCTCTACACAGCGGCAAGCACAGGCGTAACCCCAATTTTTGAAACGGGTTATACCTTTAAAGTTGTCGAAGAGGCATCGTTTGGAGATCCCACAGAAAACGAAAAAAGCATTTTGGTTGTGGTCAAATACCTGACCGGAATCATTATGTCCAGCAGCGTGGCATACCCAATACAATTAATGGTTTACACAGAAGCAAACGGAATCGAAGTCGCCAGATACATCCTGGACACTTTTGCAACCACAAAGTCAATGACTGCCTTCATTCGCAACTTCAAATACTACAAGCAAACCTACAGCACCAGCGTGGTCATGTCGCAATTTAACCCAGGACCAGATGGGTTTAGAGGCATGGTTTACTTAAGCGGAACGCTCGTGGTCACTGAAAACATTATGGATATCGCCTACATTAAAGTGATGGGCAAAAGGATAACCACAAACAGCGTAAGCATTAGTTACAACGCACAACCAGACAATCAACGTGTGGAAGGACAGGAAATAAACACCACCCTGAAACACTCCGCAAGCGTTATGATCCAATTTGATACCATAAACATAGACGACGTGGCAGATGGAACCCTTTTGGCAAATAGGTTTTACACAGCACTCAAGAACCTACGAAACGGAACCATAAGCGGAAATACAACATTCCTCGTGGAACTTTACAAGGCAGATGACACCTTATATGAATCTTACACAATGATAATCCTCAATCAGGCGAATATTTACGTCCCGGGCGATTTGCCAAGAATTCAAATAACGATGATGAAGTAAAGGAAAGGGAAACAATATGGCAGAAATTAAAAACAGCGAACCAATAGAAATTATTATTAAAGGATCCCCAGGTCCAAACAGCGGTAGCGGACAAGAAGGAACCCAGGACAAAGACCCGACTGATGACAAAAAGAAAAAGACCAAGCAGGGACTCCAATGGGACATGAAAGCAGAATCAATTAGTATTGCACTTAAAAACCAAGCAATGTCCTTCATGAATACAGCACTCTCACAATACGGAAACATAACGGGCGATTACAGCACAGCAAAGAACATAACAGCACTGACAAACATGCTCGGATACGCAACCGACATTGCAAGCGGACCAATCGGATGGGTTAACCTAACAGGAAAACTCGCAACTCAAGGGTTCATGTTTTTAATTCAGCAACAAAAAGAAAAATACGAAATAGACAGAGCAATAGACCGGTATGGTACGATTTACACCAGCGGCGGGAGAGGAACGAGCGAATAATGGCAATCACAGCGACAATCAACGGAACGCAGGTAGGAGTTAAAGTTGGGTGGGTCTTACGGGACCATTACAACGAAGTCCTCGATGGCGGAACGATCGTCATCCCACAAACAAACGAAATAAACATACGACCCTATGACGAGGTCGTTCTTTCAGGATCCCCGCTGACAGCAACAAAAACATACGTGGTCGCACATTACAGCAAGAAACAAATAGCATTTACACCAACCGCCAAATACGAATACTCCGTCAGTTTGGTATCAAAGACCATAAAACTGCAGCGGACCTTTTTGCCTAACATTTCAATCACGCAACCGGTCACAGGCAACGGAATAACCATCGCCCAAGCAATCCAACGATATGTGGACGTTTACGGAGAAAAGAAATGGGTCAGCAATGCAATCGCCAATGCGTGGACTTTATCAACCAATATCACAGCACTGACAGCACTGGTCCCGGAATTTACGCTTTCAAGACCAAACCTCTTTGAACTTTTTAATACCATCGTATCAAGGGAAAACAAAATCATTACGCTCCGAGGCGACAACGTCCTGGACGTTCTGGACCTTACAAAGAAATACAACGCCATCGATACCACAAAACTCACATACATAGAACAAACAGAAAACGCGTCTGAATACCTCTCCGAATTAGAACTCGAATTTTATAACACACTAACCGATGACAAAAATAGTGACGCGGGTTTTGATTTACCAATTGAAACAAACGTGAGAGCAAACGACTCGGTATTAAACACCGAAAACGTATCGATTATACTTGAGAAACCAATTTATAAAATTATTTCACTTAAATATTTACATGCAACAACCGAAGACCAACAAGCAGGAGATGTCGCATATCAAGAATTTGACATAACCCCATACGTGGTCGAAAGAACGGAATACGACCTGCTCACAACCAACCCATTAAACGCAGATACAAAGAAATACCACAGAATCTACTACACGCAAGGCAGCAATCAAATTGGTGGATTAATGTATAGACCATACTCTGCCATGCCAGAAGCAATTTATCAAATAGCATCCCTGGCAACAGGAGGAAGCATCACGCTTGGAGTCGCAACAGGTGGTCTGCCATTTGCCAGCACTTACGGAATCGGTCGCTGGTTATTTAGAATTAAATACATACCACAAAACGATGCCAAGATGAGAACCAGCAAATACAAAGGCGTGCCATATTCAGCAATGACTATCGATGGACAAAAAGCAAACTACGGAAACCTGGACCTGATAGCAGATGAACAATTTAAAAACGCACAACGCATCGGACAACCAGAAATAACGATAACCGCAAGCAGATACACCAGCGAATCACAGGTCCCTAAATTAGGCGACTTTTATGGCGATTACATTGTAACCAGCAGAGAAATCTCCTGGAACGATGGGTTTATTATTTTCAGAGGAACATTATCGAAAGATTACGTCAACAAGACGATGTTCACAGGAATAACCAGCAAACGCAGATTATACGAAATTGCCAGCGGATCCGAATCAGTGTCAAGACATGATCTCTTTAAAGTTTACTACGAATTCTCCAGAACAGCAGGAACAATAAAAAATTATGATTTTACATTTTCAAACGAACTAACACGCAGGGTGCTTGACGGAACCACAGACCTGAAACCAGTGGCAGTTATCGCCAGAACTTATAACAGCACAACTCAGAATCAAACATATGCAATCCTGAAAGAAACGATAGAACAAGCAGCGGGCAATTTCGTGTTGTGGTCTTTTGAAATGCAGGACAACTTCTCGGCAGGATTAAAGCAAGACGGAGCAGTTACAGGCGGAACCGCTCTTCGTTTTGTTTCTTACGTGGACAGCGTAGGCAGATTTGAAAAACTGCGTCTTAATTTTATTAATAAAGCACAAGCACTAACCAAATACCAAATACCAGCAAACATAGGACAAGTCCTGGTTACATGGGAAAGTCCACAGCAGCAAGCATTTATGGATTACACAACTGCAACTAACCTCAGCGATTACGCGGCAAAATTCCAATTATTACCAGAAATACCAACAAGCGACATACCGGCAACAAACGTCCTGGAATTAGAAAAAACACTTTGGAAAGACAACCGGGAAATTACAAAGATAACCTTACAGCACGAATTCGTATCAAACGACCTGGACATTGTCGTGGGCAAACAAATGGCAAAAACAAGTCGACTCTTTAAAAGCACAGCGACAACTCGCTA